GTATGCGGAACAACGTGGATTGAAAGTCCCACAAGAACCATCTGAATACACGTTGAACAAACAAACGATGATGAACCATATGTACATTCATTTTGGTTGGTGGGAATCAAAGATGACGTCGATTGAACGCGACCAACGTCATCGTGATGTGCGCAAGTATTACAAGCCCGAACAAAAGGATAAATTAAAATGATAGAAGAAGGAAAAACAATGTTCACTGATGGGCATCATTATGCCATCATTGGAACGACTGATGATGGGCGAGTGGTCTATTCAAAAGTGATGATGATTGAAGAATTAGTGAGCGAAGATAATATGACAATCGAAGAAGCGATTGAATGGTGTGAATACAACGTTTGGTCCGCATATGTTGGAGAGAATACGCCAATTTATGTCAACGACTTTGATAGCGATTTCGAAGAACTTAATGTTTATTTAAATGCCTAATGTACCAAAGAGGAAACAACGGCCTTGGTTGCAAGGTTCGCAACAACATTCCAAACAACGATTGGAACGCAACAAATTTTACCACACAACCGCATGGCGCAAATTGCGATCCATGTTCATCAAACGACATCCATTGTGCATTGAATGCGACGGCATTGGCCAAGTGGTTGACCACATCGTATCGATCAAACAAGGTGGTGATCCGTTGGAATGGGACAACCTACAAACGATGTGTCATCGATGTCACAATATAAAATCCGGCAAGGAAGCGCATCAATGATAACGATTGAAACACAAAGCAAAACACAAACACGGGGGGCGGTGTCAAATGTCCCAATGCATCGCATAAATAATCGCCACCCCCGTCATTTGTACACACGTGCAGTTTTGAAAATGTGAAATACGAAACAAAATGTTTAATTTTTAACAAACCAAACCAAAACATAACAAATGGGAAAAGGAAGAAAACCAAAGCCAACCGCGCTTCATAAAGCGCAAGGCACGTATCAACCGGTTCGTCATGCGAACAAATTGGAAGCCGATGGCATTCCATTGCAACCATCGGTTCAATCCGCCGATGACACGTTTGAATGGTTGGTGAAAAAATTGGATGACCTTGGCGTTGTTGCCGAAGTCGATGCAATTGCATTGCAAATGTTGGCGGACGCGTGGGAAGATTATCAATCCGCACGCAACGTGATCAAGGAAAACGGCCCAACGTATGCAACCACAACGGCGCAAGGCGATTTGATGTGGCGTCCACGTCCCGAAGTATTGATGATGAATCAATCGTGGGCCAAAGTGGAAAAAATGATGATTCAATTTGGATTGACCGCATCGTCACGCGCAAAAATTGAAATGCAAGAAAAAATTGAAACACTTGACGACTTGATTGGATGATAGATTTGAAGAACATGGATTGCCTTGAGGCAATGAAGCAGATGAACGACAACCAATTTGATTTGGCGATTGTTGACCCGCCCTACGGAATCAGCGTCAACAAGATGACACTTGGTTCCGGTAAGTATAAGAATAAAGGCAAGGCGTGGGATTCGGAAACGCCAAGTCAAGAATACTATGACGAATTATTTCGCGTGTCAAGAAACCAAATCATTTGGGGTGCCAATTATATGATTGACAAAATCAATCGTCCGTCTATGGGTTGGGTTTATTGGGACAAACAAAACGGCGATTCTGATTTTTCGGATGGTGAGCTGGCATTCACTTCATTCAACCGAGCGTTGCGTTCGTTCAAATATCATTTGTCAAAAGATAGGCACGTAAGATTTCATCCAACACAAAAGCCAGTTCAATTGTACGAATGGATTTTGGATAATTACGCAAAAGAAGGCGACAAGATTTTGGACACGCATTTGGGTTCGGGTTCAATCGCGTTGGCTTGTCACAATCGTGGATTCGATTTGACTGGATTTGAAATTGACAAAGAATATTTTGACAACGCTTGCGAACGATTACGCGTTCACCAATCACAATTGACAATGTTTTAAATGTACCACGACGAAACAAAATCAAACAAAATCATCAATTTCATTGAGCGCGTTTGCACGCACGTGAAAGGTGATTTGGCAAACCAACCTTTCCTTTTGGAAGATTGGCAAAAGCAATACATCGGTCAATTGTTTGGCACGATGAACGACAACGGTCAACGCCAATACCGAACATCGTATGTCCAGATTCCGCGAAAAAATGGAAAATCGAATTTGTTGGCAGCCGTTGCATTGGCGATGTTGTTCGTTGAAAAAGAAGCGGGTGCGGAAATTTATTGTTGCGCATCATCACGCGATCAAGCGAACGCCATTTTTGATGTGTGTAAACAAATGGTTCGCAACAAGGCGGTATTGACCAACGGTTGCAAAGTATTCCGAAATTCAATCGTATTGAATGGAACCAATTCATTTTTGAAGGCCGTCGCCAGTGATGCGGGTGTTTTGCACGGGGCTAATGCATCGTGTGTTTTATATGACGAGGTTCACACTGCCAAATCACGTGAGTTGTGGGATGTCATGGCGACATCAATGGGTGCGCGTTCACAACCGTTGATGTTTGGTATTTCAACCGCGGGGTTGTTTGATCCGAATTCCGTTTGTTACGAATTATATGATTACGGGAAAAAAGTGCGTGACGGTGTGATTGACGACAAAACATTTTTGCCGTGCATATACGAAGCCGCACCCGATGACGACATTCACGATCCCGATGTTTGGAAAAAAGCGAATCCCAATTTTGGCGTTTCCATCAAACCCGAATATTTTGAAAAAATGTCACGCGAGGCAAAATCATTGCCATCCGCTGAAATTGCATTCCGACAATTGCATTTGAATCAATGGGTGAATTCATTATCGGGATGGATTCCCGACGATGAATGGATGAAATCAACGGGTGATATTCCGTGGGATCAATTGCGTGGCCGCGATTGTTATGCTGGACTTGATTTGGCGGCAACCGAAGATGTTTGTGCGTTCGTTTTGATTTTCCCATTTGATGACGGATCAATCAAGGTCGTTCCAAAATTGTTTGTTTCCGAAGCGGCCGTTGAACGTCGTCGCAATCAAACGGGCGGATCGTACGACACATTTGTCGCCAATGGTGAATTGATTGTCACCGAAGGGAATTCAACCGATTACGCGGTAATTGAACGAACGATCAAAGAATGCGCCGATGCATACAACATCAAATCGATTGCGTTTGACCGTTGGAATTCCAATTCATTGGTGCAATCATTAACCGATGCCGGGTTGGAAATGGATCCGTTCGGTCAAGGTTTTATATCAATGACGGCACCGATTAAAAATGCGGAAATACTGGTGAAAAAACGATTGTTGCATCACGGCGGTCACGGAATGATGCGATGGATGGTTGCCAATGTCGTCACGAAAAAAGACGATGCCGAAAACATAAAATTTTCAAAGGCCAAAGCGGGTGACAAAATTGACGGAATCATTGCAATGGTGATGGCATTGGGTGAAATGATCACGATGGAAAACAAAGATGTGACGGGATCATCGACATATGAATCGCAAGGAATACGAATGTTATGATGAAATTAGAAGATGCACGTGAATTGGGATTGATGTTGTTTGAAAACGGATTCACGCCGTGGATGGCGGAAAATGGTGATGGATATATCGTTCGGATCATTTTACAAGGCGAAATGATCAATGTGTTTTTCAACGATCGTGAATCTGTTGGTTGTAATTGATTTATTCATATATTGTGAATAACAAAATTTTTCGCTTATGTATTACACAACAACAACAAAAGATTCCGTACATTACAAAACGAACATGGAACCAGTTGATGACATATCAATCGGCGACATCATAGAGATGACGCGAACGGGAAAAGAATTTTTGGTGGAATCAATCACACCATCCGGAATCGTATTGAAAGAATGCACGACATACGTTTCATTCAGTCGTTCAGCATTGAACGAACGTTTGAAACGAAATTCGGCAATTCATAAAAGCATTTAAAAAACCACGGGCGTTCTGCCCGATTGGTGTTTGGTTTGGTTGGGGACGTTGTGGTGACGTCCCCTTTTTTATTCAATATCAATTTGTTTGTTTTCACATCGTGATGTTAAATTTTGAACATTGCGTATGATAACGTATATTCACCCCGAATTGTACAATCATTTTCAACCGAATGGCCGAAAATCAAAATTTATTCGGGCGCATTTTGGGCGCATTTCGTTCCAATCCGAACCGCCCATCAACATCATTGGCCAACCCGGCCGAATGGATGTTCAGCGACAACGAATCAAAAACGGGCATTGCCGTCACGGAAAACACCGCGATGCAATTGTCAGCCGTTTTTGGTGCCGTTCGTGTTATTTCCGAAACAATGGCGTCATTGCCGTGGAACGTTAAACAAACGAATTCCGACGGCATCGTTCAAGATGCAAGCGCACACCCGATCAACAAATTGATTCATCATCCAAATGCG